TGGGAATGCTCTTGCAACCCTCAAGAAAAAATTAAAGGTTGATTCTTTTCGGACTGACAATGGCGTGGGAACAGTTACAGTTACATTAGTAAATCATGGATTTTCAGCTAGTGATGCATTTACCATTACTAACGCAAATACTGTTGGTGGGATTGCAAATACTAATTTGAACGGCGCAAGAACTGTATCAGAAGTAATAGATGACAATACATTTACATTTACTGCTGGTGCAAATGCGAACGATTCTGTAGCTGGTGGTGGTACTCCCTTCCTCGAAACACATGCGCCAGCTACGAATTGGTCAGAGCAATCTTACTCTGAGTTAAGAGGATATCCTGGAGCTGTGACATTCCATCAGAATAGATTATGGTATGCTGGTACTATTGCACAACCTGATGGTTTGTGGGCAAGTAAATCAAATGAGTTTTTTAACTTTGATATTGGTGATGCTAGCGATAATGACTCTATCGATATTCGTGCGGCGATCGGAGAAGTAAACACAATCAAACATCTGGTATCGAACAGAGACTTACAAGCTTTTACATCTACTGATGAATTTATTGTACCAGCTTTTGTCGAGAAGCCTACAACCCCTACAAATGCTACAATCAAAAGACAAACTCCTTTTGGGTCATCTTTTGTAAGACCTTATGTGTTTGATGGTGCTACTGTTTATGTTCAGAGTTCTGGTGAGATAGTGAGAGAGATGCTGTTTGATGATGGTCAGAATGCTTATACTGGACAACCGATATCAAGCCTTGCTTCTCATCTTATACAGAATCCTATACAAGCCAGCACTCTTGCTGGTGGTATTGATCGTGCTGAAAGTTATTACTTTTTAGTTGATGCTAATGGAACGCTTGGTGTATTTAATTCAAATAGAGGTGACCAGCGATATGGCTGGACACAGTTTACAAGTCAAGGTTCTTTCCATTCTGTTTGCACAGTTGATACAAGAGTGTATGCTGTAGTAAAGTTTGATAAAGGGGATGGTACAAATAAATATATTCTCTGTGAGTTTGATAGTTCTTTTAATACTGATATGGCTAAAACATATTCTGGTAGTAACGGAGTCTTCTCCGTCAGTGCTGATTTTGCTAACGGTGCAGTCCTCGATGTGGTCAGTGGGACTCATTATCTTGGTCAGTTTACTGTGGCTGGTGGCAACATCGATGTATCGGCTGTGGACAATTCTCTTTCATCAGCAGAGATAGGATTTAAGTTTGATGTAAAACTTATATCAAATCCTATAGATACAATGTCACAAACTGGTCCACTCACTGGTGAACCAAGAAGTATGAATAAAGTTATACTTGATTTATCGAATACACTTTCTGTATCTGTGAATAGTAATAATCTTATTATTCGTCAGGTTACTGATGATTTAAGTTTAGCTAGGCAAGCTGTTACTGGTAAAAAAGAATTTAGATTACTTGGGTTTTCAAAAGATCCTCAAGTAACAATCAGTCAATCAGCTCCATTATCATTACAAGTTAATTCAGTTATAGCAGAGGTTACGTTCTAATGTTTCAAGCTTTAGGTTTTATAGGATCAATATTAAGTGCAAGTGCAACGATTGCTCAAGGTCAAGAGATTAAAAGACAAAAAGAAGCAGAGGCGGCACAAATAGAACAGGAAAGATTCCAGCGTAAGATTCAGACTATGGAAGCACATAATGATATTCTTGATCAGCTTGAAGATGCAGAAGAAGCAAATGAATCTTTATTTGGTTTTATGAATCGAGATGATGACAGATCACTTTCTGCTTTCAAAGAATCGCAAAGAGATTTAGCAAGTAGTGATTTACGTCGTGTAGGATTTAAAGGTCTTGCTGAACGAGAGCAGTTAAGACTTAGAAAGCTAAGTGCATTGAGAGCTGGTGAGTCAGCTGTACGGACAGCTAATCTTCGAGCGGCTTCTACTGTGTTTAGTGGTGCAATGGATTATTATAAGAACAGTTAAATATGGTACAAAAATATAGAAGACAAATACAAAGTAGTGGGATCGGAGTTATTCGAGCTGACATGAGTGTTGCTAATGACTTAGGTCAAACTGCACAAGTATTTACAAATTTAAGTAATCAAGCATTTCAAATAGCTGGAAGGAAGGCTCAAGAAAAAGGTCGTGAGTTTATATCAAGCTTAGATGATGATGAGATCTTTGGTCTTGATGAAAATAATAAACCAGTAAATCTTGTTGATAATTTAGTAACAGCATTACCAGCTAAAGGTTATGGCATGACAAGTCAAGCTGTTATTAAAGATGAACTCAAAAGAAGATTTAGTTCTATTGTTAGTCAGAAGTTAGAACAGCAAGGTTCTAAATATAGTGCTTTATTCCCTAACAATCCTAAGAAGTTTGAAGAACAAATGGGTGAGTTTATAAACGAACTTGCCGCGCCGTATTCTGGTGAATACAAATCAATGATTGGTTCTCAGGGTTCAAAGTATGTATCAGGAGTTGCTTCTCGACTCCAAGTGCAGATGATCAATAATAGAATACGCGTTGGTAATCTACAGCTTGCTGAAGATTTCGAGAAACATAAACTTAATCTAAACTCCATAGCTTCTGGTAGCAGTGCTGATACAGTTCTTGAACTTATCAAAAGTCTAGATACTGATGAGCATCATCAAGGATTATTAAATAGAGCTACAGCTAGTAGAGAAGTAAGAGGTGGTATAAAAGTATCAGCGGAAAAACTAGATACAGATTTGAAAGCAGAGCTTGCTGTATCTCAAATCACAAGACAGCTAAAGAAACTTTATTCATCACCAAATACAGCAGATCAAATGAAAGCTCTAAGATTAAATGTTCAGATGACAAATAATCTTGATGTTGATCCTGATCCCTCATCTCCTCCAGATTCTATCGATAGAAAAATAGCACAGCTTGCAAAGATCGCGGCAGAGTCACCTTCTGGCGAAGTATTGTTTAGACAGCAAGCAAGCAATATATTTGTTGCACAGAATAGACTGAATACCTTTGAAGCTCAAACTCTAAGCAATGCAATTGATACTTCTGTTGATGCTCTGGATAAAGAGGCAGGTAGATTAAATACTGAACTTAACTCACTACTAAATCCGTTTTCTCCTCGCAGTAAAGCATATCAAGCTAGTCTCATATCAGCTTTACGAAATAATGATCCAGAAGCTTTTCTTGGAACTATTGCTGAGATGAATAATATTCTTACAGATGCAAATCAAAAACTAACAACAACAGTTGATGGAACAACAGTAACCTCAACAAGCAGAGTTCTGCAAGAAGGACGTTCTAACACGATACAAGGTCAGTTACAAAAACAAGCTGTTACTATTGCTAAAAAATTCATACTGGGAAAGTTTGGAACAACTGGTATGTATGAAAAAGATAAATTAGAAGGCATTAGAAATATGCTGGTAAATGATCAAGGTGCTGTTGCTCTTGCAAAAAAGTTAAAATTTACTCCAGATCAAATGCAAGTTCTTAATATGCTCCCAGCCATCAGAGGTAAAGCAGTTGGTCCAGCTGGACAAGAAACAGACTTTGCACCTGGAATGACAGATGCATTTAAAGTTGCTCTTAACACCGCAATCGACCAAGCAATAAATGTACAAGATGCTTTAGAAACTGAACAAGCAGAAGCAAACAAATGGCGCGCTGTAAATGAATCTTTAGAGCTTGGTCAACCTATTATGGGTGATCATCCAGATCTTGGAGGATATTTAGACAAAAAAATTATGGGTGATTTTCAGTTTAAAAGTAGAGAAGAATTACTAAGAGCAATAGTTTCAGATCAGTTTCTTCCAACAAAACCTTTATATAAAGCAATATCGGATATGATGTTAATAAATGGGAAAATACCAGATGCCATCAAAACTGTAACAGAAAGTATTCTCAATGGATCTATACCTCAAGGAGACTTTCGTGGTATTGAACAGTTCTGGAGATCATCAGAACAACCACATTTATTTCTAGATAAAGGTGCTGATGGTAAAATCAGCCTTCGAGCAGTAAAGCAATCACGGCTTATCGATCAGATGAATATAAAAGATCTTGATATGATTCGTGATATCTTGGCTACAGTTGAAATTGAAGGTGGTGATATTTTTCAAATTGCTAAACAACTTGCATCATTTAAAAACGATCCTGATGGTTATAGTCAAATGTTAAACGCAATGTTTCCAAATGTAGATCAAAACGATAGAGAGACTTCTTTATTCAAGGCAGTTGAGAAAATACCAGAAATAAAAAGTTCAGGTGGTAAAGGCAGTCCTTTTTATAAAAGAATAGTAAGAGCTTTACCTTACTATCTTTATAAAAATAGAAACAGACAAGGATTCACTGGAGAGCAAGATGATATAAATGCTTGGGCTAAACAGTTGTTTACAAATCTATATCCTCCTACAGAAGATTATGTGATCGATGTGTTTGGAGTTGGAATGACTCTTGGTTCTTCTGAGTATAGATCGATGTTTGCTCTTGGTAGATTATTACCAGATCCCAAAATGAAAGAACTATTTCTTGAGTTTGCAAATCAAAGAATTGGACAGTATGGTAACTTTTCTCTTACTGATGCTTCAGCAGATAGAGGCATGTTAGATGGAGAAGAACAAGGAGGAACAATATTTAGTTTCTTCTCTACTCCAAATGATCGAACAGCAAACATGCGAAAGGTATGGCTAGCACCAGATCACGCTTCATCTAACGCTCCATTTTTAGAGCTTGAGAATGGATTGCCAGCTGGAAGAGATATCTTCTTTACATTTGTTACTGGTGATCAGGGTGATGTAAAATATATGATCGGTGGACCTGATGATAATAAAGAGTTGATTAGAATATCAATGCGAGAGTTTTATCAGTATGCCGCAAGTGTTGGAGCTTTTGGGAATATGATAGAGCCATGAGACAGTTAGACGGAAGATTCTTTGCTGATGCACCCATTGTTCCTCTCAATACTAAGCAGTATGTTGATCCAACCCCTTCACCAACTTGGATGGAAACACTCAACGCAAATTTAGGATATCAGTACAAGCATTATGTAAACGCCTATCACATGGAAAAAAGATATGGTGATGTTGCTTTTGATGATTCTCTGGATGTAATGGCACAAATCAAAGGTACAAACTATGAGAGATATTATGGAGATCTCAAAGATGCAAAGAATCAAGATCACCTAGATGATTTGATTGCTCAGATAGATGCAATGCAAGAGCGTAGACAGATTCTTGCGAACTCAAGTATATGGTCGCAACTTACAACTGGTTTGTTTGATCCAGTAAATTTAATAGCTCTACCTTTTGGCGGCCCAGCTCTTGGCATTGGTAGATCTGCTTTACGAGTTGGTTTAGGTGTTGCAACTATTCAAGCTCCTCTCGAGGTTGGTCGTCAGGTCTTTGATCCGAGCGCAACATACGCTGAGTCTGGTTTGAATATGGGCGCGGCTTTCTTTGTTGGTGGTACTCTTGGTGGATTGATGGCGATACCTGGCAATGTCAAAGCGAACGCAATTATAAGAACCAATGAAGAAATAAATGAGATGGCAAAAGTAACCAATGCTGTACCAGCAGAACAAATGGCACAACTTGGTCAAAGAGATTCAAGACAGTTCCAACTCAATGCTGATAATGCAATACCAGTTGCAGATAAAACTGATCAACAGATACAAAGCTTATCCACTCCAAAAGGATTTATAGAATTTATAAAAAAAGAATCTGGAATACAAAATCTAAGAGGTATACTTACTCAAGCAAAAATCAAAAAAGCAAATGAATACTTTACTGGTGAAGCACAACTTAGAAAGCTTGAAGGATCTGATGGCAAAATAAAAAGCCAAAACAATCTTCTTGAAAATCTATTTACTAGTAGCTGGCTATATAAAGGTGTAACCAATCCATATAAAAGAGTATTGCAGTCTAAAGAATATTCACAAGATGCAAAAATGGCAATCATTAAGCTTATTGGTGATCATGGCACAGCTTTGCAAGCTAACCAGATGGGAGTCAAAACTCCACAAAGTGTTTACATTCAAGCATCATTATATGAACGTGAATGGGTAAAAGCTTATGATGATATACTTGCAATGTATGGTGAGTTCACTGGAAAAGGTAAGCCAGTTGAATCTAAGTTTGATTATTTTTTTAGAAGAAAAAAGTTTGATGAATGGTTAGAAGCTACTTGGGTAAAGAGTCAAACCAATGCCGCCGATCTTACTCCTCTTGAAACAAAGGTTGCTGATAGATGGAATAAGTTCTTTAGACAGTGGGATGAAAGACTAAAAGAAACTGGACATATACCTGATGAGGCTGGATTAGCAAGACGATTAGAAATTGCAGAAGCAGAACTTGCATTGCAAACACCACGCATTCAAGAGCTTGCTGAAAAATTAAATAGACAAACTGGTAAACTATCTAAGAAAGATCGATTAGAGCTTGATGAAAGATCAAGAATAAAAACAAAATTAGATAATGAAATAGAAACTCTGAAAGTATCACAAGAAACATTGAGAGCGCATGGTAAGTTTCGGAAGTCTTTCAAAGATGAAAACTTCTTTCCACGATTCTGGAATAAAGAAAAAATACGCAACAATCGAGAACAGCTTAAACAAATACTCATAACTTGGTTTAGTGAGAATCCATATCAATATGTATACAACCCTCAAACTAGAAAGGTACAAGTAAAGACTCTCTCTCGAAAGCCAGATGATGTAGCAAAAAGAGCTGATGAAACTATAGACCAGCTTCTTGGTGAGGGCGACCCATTTGCTAATCTATCTTATGGTTATGGTAAATCTAAGCATCTCAAGCACAGACTTGTTGATATACCAAATAGTAAAGTGACAGATTTTATTGTTACAAATCCGGTGCAAGTGATGATGGCATATACTAATAGAACTGCTGCACAGTATGAGTTTTACAAGACATTTAACTTTGAAGATCCTGAAGTTGCTTTTGGTAAGATACTTGCTCAAGAAGCACAGAACGGTGTTAGTGAAACAAGTCTGAACAGACTGCGTAGAGATTTCTTGCATAGCTATGATAGAGTTGCTGGTGTTGTTCTTCAGAACCCAGAAGCTCTCAGTCTTAGAACAGCTCAAGTTATGAAAGACCTTGCTACTCTTAACTATCTTGGTAGTGCTGGTTTCTCGACTTTGCCTGATGCCGCTGTTGTTATGATGCAGAATGAACTCAAACCATTGTTCAAACAAATTATTCGTGTTCTTGATAATGAGAAGGTACGCATGAATGCAATGGAGGCAAGAGCGGCTGGAGAAATGCTGGAGATACTTAAAGGCGATGTGCATCTCAGACTTATGGAAGACATGCTCAACAACCCATTCCAAAATACTTTTGTATCAAAAGCAAAGAACGCATACTTTCAGTTAAACCTTCTTGGTCCAATGACTAGAACATTTAAGATGATGTCATCTATGGCACACTCTCATACAATCATTGATTACTCTGTGAAGATGGCTCAAGGTAAAACTACTAAACGACAAGCTGAATGGTTGCTTCGTCTCGGAATAGATAAGCGTGATGCAAGTAAGATTGCTAAAATGTGGGATGATAAGATTATCGAAAACACTGAAGGATTTTATTTAGCAAACACAAGTAAATGGACAGATCAAGAAGCTGTAGATATTTTTCAAAGAACATTGAATGCTGGTGTAAAGAACACAGTATTGATGGGATCACCAGCAGATAAACCAATTAACGTTGATGGCGTATTTTACCTACCGATGCGTGTTGCTCGTATGGCTGGTATGAAAGAAGATCCACGATTCAAAGGATATGCAAGAGTTGAGAATGCTTTGTTGGGATTACCATTTCAGTTTTACTCTTATTCTTTTGCCGCACTCAACAAGATAACTACACTGTATACTCAGGATCAGGTAACGAACAGACTTGTTGGCATTGGTATGGCGATGGGTCTTGCTTACATGGGTATGCAACTGAAATACAGAAGTAATCCTTTTGTTCTTGAAGAGATGGCTCTTGAGGACAAGATGGCTAGATCGTTTGATATGTCTGGTTTGGCGGCATTGTATTCTGATATGTACTACACAAGCATTCAGACATCACTCGCATTAGGTGGACCTGACTTAACAATGGGATTAATTAGTCCAAAGTTTCCACAAGAAAAAAATTATGTGGATGCTGTAACAGCACCGTTAGGAGCTGGTGTATCGATTACAACTGATCTTGCTCGAGCGGCATATACGTTCTCGCAAGGTGATTACGGAGAAGGCGCAAAAGAATTTATTAGCAATTTGCCTGGAGCTAGGTTATGGTTTATGAGAGATTTAGTAAATGACATGAGCCGAGGTATTGCTGGAAGATTGGGGTAAAACATGACAATATCAGTTTCAGATAATACACCAAGAGTATCGTATACTGTTGGTCAAGGTGTAACGCAAACATCATTTACAGTTAATTTTGAGTTCTTTGCAGATGCAGATCTAAGAGTATTTGTAGATAATACGCTTAAAACTATCACTACTCACTACACTGTATCAGGAGGCAATGGTTCAACTGGCACAGTTACTATGAGTGTGACTGGTGCGAGTGGTGGATCGACTGTTGTAATTGTAAGGGCGATAGCACTTGAGAGAACTACTGACTTTCCTACTTCTGGTGCTTTTAATATTTCTTCTCTGAATACAGAACTGGATAGAATCATAGCAATTCATGCTGATGTGGATGATACTGCGGAACGAGGATTGAGATTACAAGAATCTGATGATGCAGTTGCTACTACATTGCCTCTTAAAGATGCACGAAAAGGTACAGTTCTTGCGTTCAATGCTACAACTGGTGTGCCAGAAGCTGGACCAAGCATATCTTCTGTAACGACTGTAGCAACGCAGTCAGCTAATATAAATACTGTTGCTGGTATAAGTGCAAATGTAACCACAGTGGCTGGTATACAAGCAAATGTGACGACTGTAGCTGGTATATCGAGCAATGTTACGACAGTTGCTGGAGTTTCTAGTAATGTTACGACAGTTGCTGGTATTCATGCTAACGTCACAACAGTTGCTGGAATAGCTAGTGACGTTACAGCTGTTGCTGGTATCTCGAGTGATGTTGCCGCTGTTGAAAATATCAAAGCAAACGTCACAACTGTTGCTGGGATTGCAAGTAATGTAACTTCTGTTGCTGGAATATCATCGAATGTTACAAGTGTTGCTGGCATAGCATCGAATGTGACTACAGTCGCTGGCATAAATACAACGCATTTATCAAATGTATCTGGTGTTGCCTCTAATGTTGCTCTTCTCGGTACATCTGACGCAGTAGCTGACCTTAATACTTTGGCGGCAATCTCTGGTGACATAACATCTCTAGCTAATTCTCTTGAGAAAACGTATACAACTACTGTTGCTGGTGGTGTGTTTGTTCTCGATGGTAGTAATAATCCAGCTATCGAGATGTTTAGAGGTAATACTTATATATTTAATCAGAACGATGCAACAAACGATGGACACCCATTAGTATTTAAGAATGGAAGCTCTGCGTACGAAGTTGGTGTTACTTACTTTCTGAATGGTTCTGCAACCACACAATCAAACTATGTAAACACTACAACCTTCAATGCTGGTAGAAGCTCTGGCGATAGAAAAGTACAAATAGAAGTTGCAACAACAGCACCATCTTCTGGATTAAGATACTACTGCTATGTGCATGGTAATGGAATGGGTAATACAATTACAGTTAAGGATAGTAATATATCTTTGGTTGCTGGTTCGATTGCAAATGTAAACTCAGTCGGTGGTGCTTTAACAAATGTTAATACAGTAGCTGGGTCAATCTCAAACATAAATACAGTTGCTGGTGCAAACTCTAATATAACTACTGTTGCTGGTGCGAACTCAAATATTACAGCAGTTGCTGGTGCAATTACAAATGTAAATAATGTAGGTGGTGCAATATCTGCTGTAAATACAGTTGCATCAAACATATCCGGTGTAAACAGTTTTGCTGATAGATACAGAATCGCATCTTCTGCACCGACCTCATCATTAGATGTTGGTGATTTATATTTTGATACGACTGCTAATGAGCTGAAGGTGTATAAGTCCTCTGGTTGGGCGGCGGCTGGTTCTACAGTAAATGGAACGTCTGCTCGATTTACTTACAATATATCTGGTACACCTACTGCTGTTACTGGGAGTGATGCCAATGGTAATACTCTTGCTTATGACGCTGGTTTTGTTGACGTTTATCTTAATGGTGTGAAACAAGTCAATGGCACAGATGTGACTGTAACAAGTGGTGACACAGTTACGTTTGCTTCTGCTCTTGCAAATGGCGATGTGGTAGACATAGTTGGTTTTGGTACATTTAATGTGGCGGCAATAAATGCGTCAAATATAAACTCTGGCACTATACCTTCTGCTCGATTTGGTGGTGCAATAGTATCTTCTTGGGAAACTAAAACATCTGCTTTTAATGTTGAAGCTGGTCGAGGATATTTTGTAGATACGTCAAGCAGTGCTGTAACGGCTACCTTGCCAGCCAGTCCTACCGCTGGGGATACTGTTCGCTTTATTGACCTAAGTGCAACATTTGATACTGCTAATTTAACTGTCGCTCGTAATGGTAAGAAAATACAAGGCGATGCTAGTGACCTAACTGTTGCTACGGAACGAGCTGGACTTGCTCTGGTATTCTCTGGTGATACTCAGGGTTGGCTATTGATGGAGAAATAATATGAGTACATACGAAGCTGTTAGATATAATTTTAATGGGTCTGCTTTAACTAATATTGTTGCGATTGAAGTGGGAACAATTTTGCCTTGGAGTAATAGTACATTACCATCTGGTTATTTAAACTGTGATGGAACTGCTGTTTCTCGGTCTACCTATTCTGCTTTGTTTGCAATAATTGGCACAGACTATGGTTCTGGTAATGGTTCATCAACATTTAACTTGCCAGACTTACAAGATAAAGTTCCTGTCGGCGTAAGTGGTTCAAAAGCAGTAGCATCAAGTGGGGGAGCAACAACAGTTACACCAACTGGTTCAATTACTATTAATGCTTTAACTCCATCTGGAACAATAAGTGGGTCTACTGGCAATCATACTCTGACACTTTCACAAATTGCTTCTCATAGTCATACTCAAGACCATGGGAGACAAAGTGGTGATTTTACTTTTGGACTTCAAGATTATTTTATTCAAAATAATTTATATTATAATTCTTCTGACGCTAATACTGGAAGCGCTGGAGGTAATGGCGCACACAGCCACTCATTGAGCGCAAGTTTTTCTGGTGCTTCTGTTACTCCTACAGGCAGTACAAGTATAAATGCAGTTTCAACTTTACAGCCTTATGTAGCAATTAAATTTATGATTAAGACTTAGGAAAAAAAATGACACATTACTCATTAGTTACAGAAGATAAAATAATTGTAAAAGATGGTATTCCATATAAAATATCAAGTGACGATAATTGGCTTAATGATTACAGTTCAATTCATGCAATACAAATACATGATAGCTCTGGTGAAGTTGAGTTAACATCTGGCGAAAATCGCACAGCAACATCTACAGAAGTGCAAGCTGTTAAAGATAAATGGACTGCTTTAAAAACAGCACATGATACTGCAATAGCAAATCAAGAAACAGCTTGGCAAAACAACTGGTCAAGGGTACGACAAGAAAGAAATAGATTGTTGGAAGTAACAGATTGGACAGTTATGCCAGATAGTCCATTGAATAGTGACAAGCAACAAGAATATAAAACTTACAGAACAAATTTAAGAAACATTCCAGAAACTTATTCTTCTAATAATGCAAGCGATATAACTTTTTCTGAAGGAAATGTTTTAGTTAGTGGCTCACAAGTAATAGGGAAACCCTCATGACTTATACGATTATAAAGAATAATTTTTCAATAGACGTTACACGAGATAGTGATGGTCACGCATGTGGATTTATGTGTTCTAAAGTTTTTTGGGAAGGAAATGACGTTTATGTAGATAAAGTTTTATATCAAGAGGGTGACAACATACCAGAAGGAAGCAAGGTCGGTGATGTGTCAGTAGAAGCAGATACATTGCCAGAAGGTAAAAAGTTTGGTGATGTCAAAAAAGTTGGTCGTGGCTGGGTTCAAGAAGATTGGAACTGGGATACAGAACTGCAAAATGTTTTTGGTGAAGTTGATGCTGACCTCAAGAAAGAACTTACAGATTATTTCACTACAGATATGAAAGCAAAGTATCTAGCATTTATGAAAGGTGAGTAAATGACAAAGGCAAGAGATTTAGCAAATATAATAAGTGGTTCTGGTACACTCAATGCAAATGTAATACCAGCATTACCAACATCAAAGATAACGTCTGGTACATTCGATGATGCTAGACTCTCTTCTAGTTCTATTACTCAGCATGTAGATTTGACTTCCTTATCAGCAAGTAATCTTACATCTGGTACTGTGCCATCTGCACGATTGTCGTTGTCAGCTAGTGATGTGCCTAACTTAGCCGCATCAAAGATTACAAGTGGTACGTTTGCTGATGCTCGGCTGTCATCTTCTTCTGTTACTCAACATGTTACTGCTATAAGCCAAACAACAGGAAGCTGGACACCAACAGCTAGTGGGAGTGTGACTAATGGTTTTAGTTCTGCTACTGGCAGATATTTTAAAATTGGAAAACTTGTTTATGTTGTAGGAAATTGGCAAATCCCACATGGAAGTAATGGAGGTAATCAAGCTTCTCAAGGTCTTGGTTATAATGTGAATGCTCAATTTAAAATAACTGGTTTACCTTTTACAGCGGCAAACACATCATTTGCTATTGTAAGTGTAGGGGGTTCTCATTGCGCTGTGAATGCTCAGAAAAATGGAGGATATCACCATGCAGTTGTTTATCATAATACCTCTGAAATTCAGTTCTTTGGTAATAGAGTTCCATATAATAGTTCTTATAATCAAGATGGAAACCAAGGTGGACCAAATACTGGGAATGTAGGTACAACAGGAAATTATCATATAATGCACAATGATGATGAAGAAAAAAATGGTGGATGTAGTTTTGTGTATTATACAGATTAAAATGAGATGCTCGACCCATTAACAATAAGTGCCGCTGTCGCAACAGCTAACACAGCATTCAATGGTTTGAAGCGTGCCTTTCAAGTTGGCAAAGATATCCAGAGTATGGGGAATGACTTATCCAAATGGATGAGTGCCGCATCTGATATCGAGAACGCACAGAAGAGAGCTAAGAATCCTTCTTTCATTACTAAACTTACACGCAGAGGTAGTATCGAACAAGAAGCTGTTGAAGCATTGACTGCTAAGAAACAGCTTGAAGAACAGCGATACGAACTCCAACAGTTTATTAAGTTTAGACATGGTGTTCAGGCATGGAATGAACTGCTTAGAATGGAAGGGGATATACGCAAGCGTAGGCAGAAAGAGATATATGATAAACAAGTATTGCGACAAAAGATAATTACAGTTATCGTTTTAATACTTTGTGTTATAGTTGGAGGTGCTTTATTAATTGCTTTTGTATATGGATTGGTACAACTCGATAGGGGAAACATAGGCTGATGACTCCAGAAACATTAGACAAGTGGCGAATCCTCCCACGCTTGATGATGCTAGCTATGACCTGTGTTTACATAAGGTGTATCGAGTGGGCGTTAAGCCAGCCTGATTTGACTACACAACAAGCTGGCTTAGTGTCCGTAGTTAC